TTGCCTGGGCTGCAATCTCAAAAGCACCAGGCAGATCCGTCGACAACTGCCGTTTCAACTGCTGTGTAGAGACTGTCCCACGAGACATCATCTCCTCCAACGCACGGAAGGAGTTCTGAACGTCCTCGTTACTGAGACCGAGAGTAGCTGCCGACATCGCAAGTTCCTTAAACTCACGCTGTGCAGTATCCATGGTCTGCCCATTTTCCTTGGCAGATGCGTAGAAATTCAAGAAGGACTTGGCTGTTGACTGGAAATCAGTACCAGCTTGCAATGAAACCTGACGGACATACTCAATCTGTGTGGCGGCAACAGCTGAACTTTGTGTAAGAGCCGTGAAGCCCATAGTTGCCGACTGGATACCCTTATAGGCATCGAGTGCAGACTCTGTAACGGTTGCAAGTCCCGTTGCAAGACCGACAAGTCCACCGGCAACTACAGCAACTTTACCCCCAAAGTCGTTGATTAGGGAAGTCATAGCGAAGATCTGGACGCTTAGACCCCCAAAGTGACCCGTCGAAAGAAGTGCTGCCGCACCCACACCATTCAGGGCACCTGTGACTCTCTCCCAAGCAGAAGCTGCGTTTTCAGGAGGCAAAAGCTCTTGGAAGGCTGCTGCTGACTGTTGTGCACTCTTAGCTGTGCTATTGAAGCCTGCACCCGAGCTTTGCATACCAGGTGCATTGGACATAAAGTTGGTAAAACGCGCCTGATTGGAGTTTGACATCTCCTTAAGGCGTGCAGTTTCGTTGGCGAAGTACTCATCAAACGACGCCATAGACTCACGGGCACTCTTAGTGGCCGCCGTGATACCCATAAAGTCGTTAATACGGGCTTGATTAGACTCCTGAAGCATGCGCTCCTGGATACCCTGCAACTGCTCTTGCGCAGCCAGTGCCTCTTGGATAGCATTACCTGAGGCAGCAGCACTCTTGGCAGGGCCTTCGTTCACACCCATAAAGGACGAGAAGCGCTGTTGGTTGGCCTCTGCGGCTTCCTGAAGGGCAGATTCAATCTGACGGGTTGACTGGGTGATCTCGCGTGCAGAGGCACTTAATGTGCGCTGTATGTCTCCAAGATCGGAGGACAACTTAGACTTAGCCCGTGAAAAATCTAGTCCTGATAGGGCGCTACCACCTGCAACCTTTTGGGTAAACTGATCATACGCCTCCCCAAGCTGATTCAACATGGTAGTCATGGAACCAGATGGTAAGTTGGACCGATTTATTTGGTCCTGTAAACTCTTAACCCTATTGAGCGCTGAAAGGGCCGAACTTTCCTGCCTCTGTAGGGCAGTAGATAGCTGATCCGCACCTGAGGATGCAGTCTTAAAGGCAGAATTGACGGTTTGGGAGAAGCTTTGCAGGCGTGAGGCGGCACTCTGGAGACCTGTGGTGTCTGAGTCCAGAGTGAAGTAAAGACCACCCAGGTTAATCATGCGATTGCCTCCTGGGTAGTACTACTTACGATGACCTGCCTCACGCTTTGCACGATCGAGGACCTTCTTCTCTTCCTCAGCTGTTATCTTGAAGTATGCGAGCCACCTGTAGAATCTGGCAGGTGACCACTCCAAGATTTCCTCTTCACTGATCCGAAGTTTGTGAGCTAGGCTCATTATCCGGAACATTAGAGGATTCTGCCTCAGGGCTTTTGGTGTGATCTTCGATGCCCTCCTTGACAGTATTGTCATCACCCAGCATCTTCATAATGCGGGTAAGGAGGTTCTTCATGTCAGGGGTGTAATACAACCCCATGATGACATCAAGGTCGGTGTCTTCGAAGACCTTTTCCTGCCCATTTGTATCCGGCACATAACAGTGCCTGATGATACTCTTGCCCATGATTTCAGGGTCAACATCACCAGGAGTTGCGTTAGCGTCGCGGAAAGAGGCCATCTCAAGAAGAGAAGGCGCCCGTAGTTCGATCTGAACCCCAGCAAAAGGCACGAGTTCAGAATAGGGTTTGCTATCCAACACCGCGGTGCGGATAGCATCCCTGTCGAATACAGGTCGACTGGTGGCAGAAGTAGGCGTAAGTGTTGCGGTTGAGCCAGTCATTGTGTCCCTCCAGACTGGTTAACCGTGTATTTATTTATGCACCCTACACGGCAGTAGGTGCTCCAGTGCCACGGAATGTGCACTTGAATTCATTCTGACCCTCCATAGTATTGGAAAGGGTACACTCAGTCACAATAACTACACCGGTCTGACCAGCACCTGTAGTTGTACCGCCATCGGGTAGGTAGTTAACATTTAGGTTGGAAGAGTTCAGCCAGGCTGTAATCACCTTCTTAACTGCAATATTCAGGTTGGAATTGTTGGTGAGATACCAGTTGAACGGCGAGACCAGAAGCTGAGTTGCAGGCACCCACAGGTCAAAGCGCAGGGTCTCAGTTTCGATGGCTCCAACGTTACCAGCCTGTGCATCCGACGTCATCATGAAGAAGCCGGAGAAGACAGTATCCGTTGTATTATCGGGCGAGATCTGGATGACAAGAACGGTATCAGCAGCTAGCTGTCCGGCAGAGCCATTGGCAACGTTGTAAATACCGCCAAGTTCCAACGAAACGGTTTTGAGACCCTCCTGAATGGTTTTCCAACCGCCGTTAGTACGTGCATCATCATAGTTAGATGCGTCTTCCTCAGCAGCAGTCTGTGTGAGAGTGAAGGACTTCGCCTTAGCCACAGTCACCAGAGGCAAGTACTTACCCGTGATAGTAACGGGCCCCGTAACGGCATATCCCGAGGCGAATGTTACCAGCCCCGACAGGTAGTCGATAGAGATGACATTTGCCGTCTGGTCGACACCGTTGTCGAAGACATTCAGACTGTCAGCAAACGAGATAACCCGCTTCGTGGGATCTGATATCTGGTAAGTCTTACCTGATACAAGAGACATCGCCTGCGATGTCATAGTAGTCGCAGTACCAGTCTTCTTGATCGTAGCAATATAACCCACAACACCCTTGAAGTAGGCGTTAGCAGTGACTGACCATTGACCGAGCGACGCCAACATGGAGGCGAAATTCTGCCCGAATACGGTGTCGTTGACAGTCGCACGCTCAAGCGTCAGACCGCCGGATGAACCAGGAAGGGTGTAGTAGTTGGTCCCGCTGTTATCGGAGACCTGGATCTTCTTTGCCGCCATTGTTTACTCCTATCCCCAACAAGACAAAAGGACCAAGATTGTTGGTCAACTTAAGTAGTAGTCACAGTCATACTACAGAGCCATACGCCCTGTAACATTGGTTGTAATTGTATTCGGTTGTGGTTCAATCTGCAACTGGAAGTTGTTTGTGAACCTGGGGCGATTTGAGTCATCCACTCCTAACGAGTTTATGGACCCGCGTTCAATAACACCATCCAGCTCGACGAACTCTGCAGGTGCATTAGGCATACCAAGGATGTAGTCGCGGACTTTGCGCGCCATAAGGTATGCTGAGGAGTAAGAGGCCGCGCCTTTTCCCCCACGCACCATAACCTGGATACCTGCATATTCTAGCAGAAGACCAGGAAACCCCGCTGGTGCAGAAGTATCATACAACACCACCACAAGATCAGGAGCATCTGGCATCTCTCCTACCTTGAGGACGAATGCAGTCTCACCATCTGCAGAGTCAGGAAACAGTCCAAAAGACGTACGGCAAAGGTAGTCAGCAAGGAGATCAGCTGGACTGGTGTTTGCAAGGGTTGCCATATTACAGCCCTCTCTGGCGCTTGCGTATGGAGTTACCTATACGCTGGAGGATATCATAGAAGTCCTCGTCGATTGCAGTCTGCAGATACTTAGCCCTGGTGGGTGGATCGTGCCTGGCTGTGAGGTCTTCATGCACAATCAGTGCATAAGGGGCCTCATCATTCTTGGCGTAACCGATCTGGGCTTCCTGATTGCCCCTTCCCACCTTGGCTATAGCAATAAAGGCCGAGTCATGTAGTGTTCCCGTCTTATAGGGAACATACCTCTGGCTCAATTCGAGAGTTGGTTGTAGGGCTTCTGCCAGCACATCTGGCATAACCTGCAGGTCTAAATCCTCGCAGAACTCATCAAAGGCATCAATTATTGGTGCCATTCCACCCTTAGAGGCATCCGCCAAAGCACGGCGAAACCGAGAATCACCTACGGTGTTCCCAATTGAGACCGAGATGGGGAAGTTATTTGCCATTATAGGTAGGCAATCCGCTCTTGATCTAGGTTGCGCAGGTTTGGCATTGTATTCCAGGACTTAATAGGGCTTGCAGGCACTTCAGCACCTGTAGGATCTGCGTTAGTTGTTAAATCCCCAACGCCAAGATACCCGTCAATTGCAAGGTCACGATCCACGTAAACCTCACTATTGACCGTGATTTCTTGGCCCGAAGTAGTACGAACCTGCTGGATTTTGGCCTGCCAACGCCCGTTAATCAGGATAGGGGCATCGAAGATAGGCTTGCTGAAACGATCTGAGCGCCCTGAAGGCCCCCAGTAGGTGAGTGTTTGTGGAAGTCTACGTTGGAAAACCACTATTATCCACCCATCTAGTACGTATCAGGGAAGGAAGTCTCAATATACCCCTCAAACCCTATTTTCAGCGCCCTATTCAGCCAGTAGTTGCGCGTCCCAGCTGTTCTGCCCTGTACAACAGTGAATTCTGCTCGGCCTCCTTGGGCCATACTATCAAGCTCTTGGAGAGTCCCAGAAGTGTCAAAAACCAGGGCTTGCTGCCCGAAGCGAGTTCCCCTTAGGCCAACACTGCTGTTGACGTTGTAAAACTCGTCCGCATCACCCATTCTTTGGCGCGTCAATCCGCCGTGTTCGATAGCAACCACTGCAAAGTGAGCTGCTAGGTACAGTTCAATCTGGGTGAGTCTAGCTTTTGACAGTCCTGCGTTGGCAAGGTCTTCGTTAATAATAAGGTCGGCTGTAAGGATGAATGGTGACAAATCACGTGAAGGGTCTGTTAGCTGGTCGTCCAGCAGAGCCATCACCTGATTTGTAGTCACCAATCCAGGCATTACGGTTACCTACCCAGTATCAACGAAGACCTGCCTATCTACTGCTAACTTACTTCGACTTGGCAGCAGGTGCCGCAGTTCCCGAGATGGGAGCAAGCGTCTGACCAGGCGTACCCGGCGTGATACCATCACC